ACTTGGGACGCGCTAAAGCGTAGAATCGACAAAATTACATGTCTAGAGTCCAATGCGAAAACTACGCTCGATTGCTTCGGGTTCCCATTCGACTGAGACTACACATTACACAAGGGTGACTAAGAGGTAATACTAGGCTCTTAGTGGCTGAGTTGACGTCGCCCTACTCCCCTCCGCTGCTCGCTGGCCCGAGGGCAGGCGCTGCGTCTGCTCGGTTCCGTGTTCCGGGCTAGTCAAGAATGTTCAAGACCCTCACGGGTCATGACATTCAATTCAAAGGATATAGGGCATCAATTCGGATGCTCCTAAAAGAGTGATAAGTCCAATGAGGCACACCTTACAGGCGTCCATATCTGGAAGCGCAGCATCAGGCTTCTGGGTCATAGTTGCTGTCCTTTAGGGATAGCCCCATCGCTGTTATCTGCTTACGAGTGAAGCGTGGCTTCCTCTTTCCTGTCTTCTTACTGGGTTTTCTTGCCTTTCTTGCCATCTAAAACTCCTCCCAACCTTCTACGCCTATCGTCACGAGTAGTTCATACTCGTCTTCAACGACGTTTGGCGCATCAGTGTTGCCGTGTGTTAGGTTCAGAAGGAGTAATCCTCCTAGAACCGGAAGCGACTGTCCTTGCGGAGCAGTAAAAGTCCAAGTACGACTTACGGGGTCAAACATCTCGTAATCGTCAAAGAGGCTACCGCCGTTGGTTACCATTCTATTCTTGAATGATGTAACCCATTGAAGGCCGTTGGTGATTGGGTCACCACATCGCTTTTCCCAAAGCGCTTGGCCTTGCCCTGATGAATTGTATCCTTCACCCGTTGGGGTTCCGGAAATCATGTTATTGTATGCATTGAAGATTTGGCCCATGCTGAACGAGGTTCCGCTTAGGGTTGAGGTATGGTCGTCCGACGCTTCCTCAATCTGTCCATCTGCATCCCATGTGAATCGGAGTCCTTTGTAGTTCTTGTCCGAACTAAACTCCGCGTAGGGGTCTGACGACATCAGCCCACTATGATACTCACGGTTGTATAACCGCGCCAATTGTAATGCGTCTATTCGGTGCTTCGTAGGTGGATACCAACGAATGTTGCCACCGAACACCGCCGCAGAGTCGTTATCTGCTGCGTCATCTACGTTCCTCAACTGAATAGACAGATAGGAAACCCGGTAGGTTGCCATCTGCGACAATTGTTTTCCAAGTGCCCTGCTCAATATGTGAGTCAGGTCAATTACTCCTTTAGCGTAAGAGGACGCGAAGACTCCGTCGTTGTCTTCGGTCAACTGCTGCTGGTTTGTGTAGAACCCTGTGGTTCCACCCATCGTGCCATATACCATGTGCATGAGGGGCCGACGGCTCCCTCCTATATGAGTGTAGTGCAGTTTCAACACCAAGTGGTAGCCGCTACACTAGGTGTCCGGTGCCTTCAAGTGCGGGTCTTGGCTCGCCGAGGTTATGCCCAAGAAACCTAAGAGGCGGCGCGCATGGTGCGTGACCGACCATAACACGACCAAAAAGCACAAGAAAGCCCTAGAAACAGCACTAACGTCTGACGACAACGTCCTTCGGTGCATCATTGCTGTTGAAAAGGGTTCAAAGACACAGAAGACGCACTTACAGTGCTATCTGGAGATGAAGAATGCGAAGACGATGTCTGCTACCAAGAAAGCCTATTTCGGTGGAAAGAGTCATCTTGAGATGAGAAGGGGGACGCCATTTGAAGCATGGACATACTGCGAAATGGAGTGTAAGCCTTTTTACACGAAAGGTGACGCCCCAACCGAAGATGAAGATGCTCCATCATCTATTTGGGACGAGATAAAGGCGGCTATCGATGCGGGTTCAGATGAATACTCCATCATGAATGAGTTCCCTGCCTCCTATGCCCGCTATTCTAGCGGAATCGGTAAAATGATATTTCAGCGTGACCTTCACACTAAAATGAACAAGTGGCGTAATGTTGACGTAACTTACCTTTGGGGCACTACTGGGGTAGGTAAAACCCGCTCAGTGCTTGAGAGCGTCGGAGATGTAACAGCCGTTTACCGGGTAACCAACTATTCACACCCCTTTGATGGCTATGCTGGACAGAAGATAATTCTCTTTGAAGAATTTCGTCATTCTCTCAAGTGCGAGCAGATGCTCAACTACCTCGATGGGTATTATTGCGCGCTGCCGTGTCGTTATGCTGATAAAATCAGTAACTGGGACACTGTCTACATCGTTTCTAATATTGCCTTAGCGGAACAATATCCTCTTGTCCAAGAGTATCATCCTGAGACTTGGGACGCGCTAAAGCGTAGAATCGACAAAATTACATGTCTAGAGTCCAATGCGAAAACTACGCTCGATTGCTTCGGGTTCCCATTCGACTGAGACTACACATTACACAAGGGTGACTAAGAGG